GAGCTACTGTCATGCCCAGCTCTTTTGCAAGAAAATAAATGAAAAACCAGTCGTTACTAGCTTTTCAAGTCTGCCTTGGCATCCTCCACTTTGTTTGCCGTTCCAGAAGCCAACATGGCTAGCTGGATTTCTTGCAGCACCGACGCTTCAACAGCGTTTTTTAGCGCAGCCTTTTCACCGTCCTGAAACAATCGTTTACCGTCAACATCCAGTCCCTTTTGAATCATCATGGCTAGCGCAAAGTCAGCGCTATCATCCTCGTTGGACTTTTTCTGGATCGACTCGCGCTCAGCAATCGTCAAAGGATGCCAATAAACCTCAAGCACCACATCGTCGCCATCTTTAACCTCATGCTTGTAAAGTTGGCTGACGCCGAATTTGTTGCGAAGAAGTTCTACAGCTCGCATTAGAGGATTACTTTCTTTAAATACAATACTACACCGTTGCCGTAAATTGGCAAGAAATTATGCCGACAAAGTGCGATCTGTCTTCGATGTTTAACGGCGTAGGGCCGACAATGTCGAGCACACGCGGTATGACTCCGGTCATTCCTCCGAGGTTGTCGCCTGCCTGCGTAAGAAGTTCCTTGCCGTCCTGCGTGTTAAAACGTCTAAAAAACAAACTGGCGTTACCCGGCTCGTTTACAGAAGTCAGCCCATCAATGACTGATTTGCTAATTGCAAAAAGTTCTGCCGTGCCAGTGGATTTAGGTACATACACGTTGCACTGGATCGTTCCAGAATAATAAGCCTGGGCGGCTCCTTGGTTTTGCAGTGTTGACTGCCCAAAGTTAACCGTCATTAGAATGTATTTCTTCGTTTTGCCGGGCGTTGTAAACGCCATGTTGTCGTAGACCATAAGCACCGTGTTATCTGCTGCTGCGACAGCATCCGTTACAGCTTTTTCAAAAGCAGCTCTAGCGTTTACAAGAGTCATAGATCTTTATTTAAGACGCTTGTAGGTGGTTTCAGCCTAGGAACGCCTATACTTGTTTCTGGAATTGCACCGGCAACTCTTGACATAGGTACAACACCTGCCTTGATACTAGCAAGAGCAGGTTTTTCTTTAAACAGTTGGCCAATTTTTCCTTTAATAATGCCTTGAATATAAGCGTTAGTCAAGCCATCTTCCAAAGCATAGGCAGCATAATGCGCCTTATTGCCGATATACACAGTTTTATATTGTTTAAAATTGGCATAAAAACCGTTTTTGTTAAAACGTCGCTCGATTACTCCCATATTTTTTTTAATGCCCCACGGAGTTTCTACGCCACCTTTGCCTGGCGTTGACTTGCGATAGACATCTTTCCACGGACTTCTTTCTCGTCTGTTTCGATCACTTTCTGCTTGGGTCTCTCTACCAACACCACCACCCGCCTGAGCTTTCCAGCTGGACGCGAAGTATCCCGTGTAAACAGGACTGTTTTGAGGTGTGGCTAAATCGTCTAAAATTGTGTTAATAAGCTTGTTAAAAGCCCTATCAAAATATGCTTCATAATCAGTTTCAAAATCAAAAAGATTGTGATCTGCAAATTTAGCCATTAGAACCTCACCAGTAAAATGTATAAGTACTCTTGGCCGCCACGAAACGTCTCAATGTTGGTTATTTGAGCAGCGCGGTCCGCTTCAGCGAACTTTAGTGTTACCTCGTCCTGGAATGTAGGTTGGTTGCCTCCTATCTGGTCGGGCGAAATGTAAACACGGGCTTTGCGTTCTTCGCGGCCTTCCTCCTCCTCTGAACGAATAAATTCGATCGGGCATTTTAAACTGACGTATGAATCATCGGATGTTGTAAATGCACCCGTTTCGATGTTGTACGTTCCAGCAAACTTGCGGGTGTAGTCAATTGTTGTGTCTAAGCCGTTGCCCAGATCCGCAACAATTGCTTTGGCCGCTTGTTTAAACACACTGTCGAGTGCTCCAGGCATGTCAACCCCTCACAGTGCGGATTTGATACGAACCACTGCCACCCAGACAGTAAGCGCCGAGATAAGACTGAAGCCAAGGATAAACGTCGAATACGTTGTTAACAGTTCCAGTAGCCTGACTAGAAGTGTTGTACTTGACTTCCATTTCCCCGAGCTTGACGGATTCGTATAACCCCGTATCGCCGGTAGACCCTGTAATCGAGTCCGTGTCATTGGCTAACGCCCTCGCTAGCTCGTAGGTTGCATACTTAATATCGTTCGGAATGCTGCCGCAAACAAGCTCTACACGATCAATGTGATAATTGTTACGAGGCCAGTTCAGTGCTTGGCTCGTGTCACAGCGGTCTCCGTAGAAATTTAAAGTGTCGATCCAGCGGGTAGCTGAAATTAATGCACGGTTTTTTGCGTCATCTGTCTTGTTGTCCCAATTAGTGCTGCTTGGGACGGTTTCAAAATACGCATTGGCTTCGGCCAACGTTACGAAGCTGTTGGCTGTCTCACTCTTCAGTGTGGCGTTGATCGTGGCAGCCATAGCGCAAAAATAAGGTGGCCCCACCTAATGGTAGGGCCTTTGCTCTGATTACGAATCAGATGGTGCTCGTATCCAGCGAGCTATTGACCGTAACCTGAACCATAGGAATCAGGTCAACGTCATATGTAGCAGCCCAGTTACCAGCAGTTGCTAAAGCAGTGTTGGTTGGGTTGTCCCCAGCATCGCTCCACTTCGTGCCCATAACGTGATAGGCCGTGTGGTAGTCAACTGAAATCACGTCCTGCTTAGACATGATGTTGCGCTCAGCTTCAACGCGGAGATCTTGCTGCACACCTTCAAGAATGGTGCCGGACTTAACCAGATAGCAGTAGAACTCACGCTGATGACCGCTGGTGCCAGGAGCCACAGTGTTGACTTGAGAATCAACAATGACATTCATGCCAGCAAACTCACCAACTTCGCGAGCGCTAATGCCGACGCCACCGCCACCCCAAGTCACTGCGCCAGAAGCAGCAAGTGCTGAAGTAGAAAAGGTCAGCATTCCTACCTGATACAGGTAGTAGGCAACAGAAGGATGGACAATCAGAGTATCTAACTCTTCGCCACGCTCGCCAAGCTTAGAACGAGCTTCCGCAACTGTTGCAGCAGTCAGGAAGTTGGATTCGTCAGCACCAGAAGCGGCGGCCTTACCTTTGTCCAACGCATTAGCGGACAAAGCAGTACCGAACAAACCAGCAAGGTGAGAGAACAGACGTGCGCTGTTCAACTTGTTGATTGCATCGGCAAGCTGATTGCGGATGTGAAGCATTGGATCTTCACCAGCAGCCAAAACCGCTAAGTCGTCTACTGCATACGCAAATGAACGATGGCAGATGGTGGCGATTTGAGTGCCTGTACCAATCTTTTGAGGAGTCAGGTAACCAGCGCCACTGGTGCCCCAAGTTGCTGTACCGTCAATAATCTCCTCAGTGGGAGACACGGGGTTGAACTCAGGAACTTGAATGCGGGTACCGCCTTCACGTGAATCGAGAAGAGCGTTACGAACAACAGCGCCAGACTTAATGAAAAGACTGCGCTCTTTGATTGCCTCAGACACATAGGTGCTGAGATTATTCCTTTTTACGATGTCCGCCAGAAGGACACCGCCGGAATAATTCTGAAATGGTGCGGCCATTTCTTATTCAGGGATAAAGTTTGCGGGGATTCAAGTCACGGACTTGAGATGGTGTCCCACGGGGACTATTTACCTGCCTCTCTCTTGAGCACGGCTGCAAGATCAGGGTCGGTAGTTTCCAATATCATACGTTGAGTTAGGTTTGCTGTCGCGTCGGCATAGGGATTAGCTATGCCTGCTGCACCAGCAGTTCCTGTAGTTGGCTTAGCCCCCATTCCAGCCTGACTACTAGGCTTAAAATGATGTTCAAATCCAGACCCAGGGTTTTTTAGTTTGGCAAGGTAAACGTTAAGGTCTTCCTCAACGCCGCCATTCAACACTTTGACACTGCCGTCGTCAGCTTTTTTCAAATTGCTTTGAACAAGCTGCAACATTTGCTCAGAATTGATTACGCCAGCTTGGTTAATCGTTGACAGTGCAGACGTTTTCATTGCAGCGGTCTCGTTAGAAGCCCGAAGGTCTGCTATCTGACGCTCCAGGTCTGCTATTTGTTGGTCTTTGGTTTGAGCGGTTTTGTTGGCTTCTTCCCAAAGATCTTTCCATTGGCCTTGATCTTCAAGACTTTTACGACGCTGATCGTCTTGTTTCTTGTAAACATCATCCAACTTGCCCTTTATACCTTGAAATTTTTCCTCGGCTTCAGTGGCACGTTGTTGGAGCGCTTGAATTTGTTGCTCGTATGCAGAAACATCGACAGCAGGAGTTTCAGTCGCAGCCACGGGCTGTTCAGAAGACGCCACGGGCGTTTCCTGGATGACTTGTTCTTCCATTATTAGGATTTAGTTGACTTCTCTACCTTACTACTTTTTGCTTGCTTAGTTGTTTTCTTGGGTGTAGGCACTGGGCATTCCTCTTTTTTGGGAGGGTTGATCTCCTCGAAACGCATTCCCATGGGGACAAAAGCTATTACTCTTCTACTGTACCGCTTGATTTCAACTCTGCTGCTGTAGGCAGAATTTCTCCTTGCACCAGCATGTCGCGGAACTCTTCACGGTCAATAATTTGATCTTGGAATAGCTGGCCCATGGCAGCAATATCCTGCCCAATCAACCGCTGTAGATCAAAGTCACGACTAATCTTGACCTCGGGCGGTTCAATGCCTAAATAATCAGCAGCAAGGTTGTAAGACTTTTGCAAGCCTGATTCCAAATCCATTGATACCATTGACAGCATTGAATTTGTGTCAATACGATCCAGGCGGCGGGCGTCGGCAGATTCAGCAACAAACTTTTGTTGGCTTAGCGTGCTAATGCCTAACGTCGCCATTTGCTGCTGTAGCTCTCGGATTTCTGATGTCTGCGCTTCAAATGCGCTTGATGCAGGCTCCACGTAATAAACCTTATTACCCGGCTGGGTCGCCATCGCGTAATTAACGCTAATGGCCATGTCTTTTGTTTGATCGTCCCAGCCCTCTAAGACCAGCATCGGTTGGCTGGCAATATGCAAGCTATGTATAAGGTCAGCTTGTCGTTGGAAGTGAGCCAGATTTAAATGCGCTATGTCCAGTAGTGGTGGACGGCTGGTCATCGTATCTTTTTTATCGGCATAAATCGTTACCAACGGAATTTGCCCAAGTGAAAAATCACCTGACTCAACCAGCTCGTACTCCGCTGTAGCGTCGGATTGATCGAATGAAGCGGGGTATGGAAATGGCCCTTGCATTTCCTGTTTTTTCTCTTCTTGTCTAAAGACGCGATAACGACCTGACTCAATGACACGGACTTGGTCATAAACTTTTTCTCCGAATTCTCCATCGGCTACAACTGCTTTTTCGCCAATTCGAACCTGCGTAAGACGGCCATAATTCGCTTCGCGGTCCAGTCGCCATCCGTAGACATTGGTTGGATCCACTTCAATCCAATACGGCCGACGATTAAGAGCACGCTCTTCCGCCAAACTTCTTGCATCTGATGGAGCGGGAAAATCAACAAGAATATGTGAATGGCCGTAGGTCAAAGCACAAGTGACCAATCGACGTGCATACTCATCCAGATCAGAGCCGCAACCGTCAACATCCTTGTTAAAAACTTCGGTCCAGTACGGCGCACCAGTGACACTAATAGGTTTACGTAAAATAAGTCCTGCGGCTGCTCGGATTAAACGCTGCGTATAAGGCGTAAACACAGCACGGTTTACACGCGCCAAGTAAGCCGTGTAGTCCTCGCGGGGTTCTAGCGGTAAAAATGTTTCACTGTTTTCACGTAAATACTCCGTTCCAGATGCCACGGCTTTCATAATCTCCCAGCCCTTCATCTGGTCGATTACTGCCCGTGTTCGTACAAACGGACTGTCAACACTTCCCATATAGGAACTGCTGACAAGATTCGTTCTAACGAGACCAGGAACGGAGTAAGTCATGACACCTCAAAATTGAGTTACTAACAACCCCATCGACGACGGGCTGCTTTACCCCGTTCACCTGTCCAATTACGGCTGCGAGCGCAGAAAGAACGCTTACGGGCAGCTTCTTCCTTTGTTTTTGGCTTGCCTGTAACCGGTGGCTTTAAGTTAGAACCTGTCTGACGATTGTACTTGGCTCGACCTTTAGCGGTTAAGCCAGCACCTTTACTCGCAGGCAGCTTCTCGCCACGGCCAACACTAAGGTTGGGACCACGCTTTCGCTTTTTGCGCTCTGCCATCGCCCTAAACCTTATTCAAGGTTAGAAGTGATGGCACCGCTGGTAATGAAGTTGCAGGTGGCAACAACTAAATCACCAACGGTGGATGCAATATCCATGCTGGTAATGATGCCCTTAAAACTTACGCTGTCAGTACCAGGGGTGGTGCCAGTGGTAAATAACTCGAATGATGCGTCTGCAGTGTCAGAAGCCGTGATTGCGTCTTCAATAAACGCCGCTTGGCCTGTTGCATCTGGGTCGTACACCAACTCAACAGTGCCGGAACCGCTGATCATACTGCCGACAAACGCACGAAATGTGTCACCGTGATCGGTAACGTCTAGCGTGTCTTTGGTGACGTTCAGTGTCCAGCTGCGCGTTCCAACAATGGTTGCGTTGGAAGAACCAGCTGCATCAAAGTGAACAGCCCCCTGCTCTCCGCGAAGGATAGCCATGATTAGACAAAGGAAGGGTCTATAACGCTCATTCTAACCGCCTATACGCCCCAAGCCATCTCAAGTTTTCTTTTTTCGGGTCTTGCGCCGCTTATGTTGATACGAAATTTTCTTTGAGCTGGTCTTTTCTTTTTTAAATCGAGCCTT